TTCCCAGAAGAATTTGACGCTGCATCAAGAAACGATGAGGACGATAAACCTCAGCGTACGAAAATGAGTACGGTCGTAGCTCCCGCGAAGAGAAGCACTTCTTCTAAAAGAGTGGTACTTACAAAGACGCAGGTAGCCTTGTCCAAAAAACTTGGTCTATCCCCAGAGCAATACGCCCGTGAACTTAGCAAATTGGAGGCCTAATAATGGCAACAAATAGATTACAACGTGAGATGGAAAACCGTGAAATTACAGAGCGTCCTAAGCAGTGGATGCCACCTGAACTTTTACCTGAGCCTGATAAACAAGCTGGTTTTGCCTATCGCTGGATTCGTGTATCAATGTTAAATGCTGCTGATCCTCGGAACATTTCTGCGAAATTTCGTGAGGGTTGGGAGCCAGTGCATGTAGACGAACAACCAAAATACAAACTGTTAGCCGCTCGTGAAGGTCAATATAAAGACAATATCGAGATCGGCGGGTTATTACTCTGCAAGATTCCAGAAGAACTTGTGAAGCAACGTATGGACTACGAAGCTAATCAAACACAAGCTCAGACAGAAGCTGTAGATAATAATTTAATGCGCCAAAGTGATTCTAGAATGCCAATCTTTATGGAACGGAAGTCTAGTGTGACCTTTGGTAAAGGTTCTCAATAATTTAGGAGATTTACATGGCTTATCCTACAGTTTCGGCCCCTTACGGTCTAAAGCCTGTTAACCTCATTGGCGGTCGCGTATATTCTGGTTCTACTAGAATGGTACCAATCGTTAACGGTTACGGCACAAGCCTGTACAACGGTGACGTTGTTCAGCTCGGCGCTTCTGGCGCTAACATTGGTAACTTGATTACTTCTACATTAGCATATAACACTACTTCTGCTGTTGCTGGCACAATCGGTGTGTTTGTTGGTTGCGAATATTCAACTACTGGTGGTCCAATCTACGGTAAAAACCGTTACCAATATTGGAATGCTTCTACAAGCGCTCCTGATGCAATTGGTTATGTTGTAGATGATCCTCAAGCATTGTTCCGTACTGCTGTTGTTCAAGGCGGTTCTGCACAAAGCCAAACAGTTATCTATGCAAGCCCAGCATTTGTTGGCGCTAACGTGTTCTACTCTGGTGTAGGTGGTTCAACTACTACTGGTGACTCTACAGCTGGCGTGGCTTTAGCTACTACTGCTTATTCACAGTCATCTTCTTCAGCAGTTGCTCCTATTACTAGTGGCGCACCATTCCGTATCGTTCAATTGGTTCCTGATACAGCTGTTACAGTAGCTCAAAACGCTACTAGCTCGTCAACAACTATTACCTTGTCCGCAACTAACTCTGGTATTTACCCAGGTATGTTAGTTTCTGGCCCTGGTATTAACTCTGGTTCTAACACTTGGGTTACTGCTGTTAACGGTACCGCTGTTACTATTAACCAAGCTGTTACAACCGCTCAGTCCACTGCTACACAATTCTCATTTACTGGTTATCCAGAAGTGATTGTTGGCTGGAACTTTGGTTTCCACAGCTATTTCAATGCCACTGGCGTTTAATTAAGGAGCTTTTAAATGGCTATTTCACGCGCACAACTGTTAAAAGAGCTGCTCCCAGGTTTAAACGCTTTGTTTGGACTTGAGTATGCACGCTATGGTGAAGAACACAAAGAGATCTACGAAACAGAGACCTCTGAGCGTTCATTCGAAGAAGAAACAAAACTGTCAGGCTTCTCAGCTGCACCAGTCAAAAACGAAGGCCAAGCCATCGCGTATGACAATGCACAAGAAGCATGGACAGCTCGCTACAACCACGAGACTATTGCTCTTGGCTTCTCTCTTACCGAAGAGGCTATTGAGGATAACTTGTATGACAGCTTATCGGCTCGTTATACCAAGGGTCTAGCTCGTGCTATGGCTTATACCAAGCAGGTTAAAGCTGCTGCGGTATTGAATAACGGCTTTAATAGTCAAGTTACCTATGGTGACGGACAGCCTTTGTTCTCTACAGCGCATCCTTTGATTTCTGGTGGTACTAACGCCAACACTCCATCTACCCCTGCTGACTTGAACGAAACTGCGTTGGAAAACGCTGTTATCCAGATTGCAGCTTGGACTGATGAACGTGGTCTGTTGATCGCTGCTCGTCCTAAGAAACTTATAGTTCCACCAGCATTGCAATTCGTTGCTACCCGTTTGCTCGACACAGAACTCCGTGTTGGTACAAACAACAACGATATCAACGCTATTAAGAACAACGGTTCTGTTCCAGAAGGTTACACAATTAACCACTTCTTGACCGCAACCAATGCATGGTTCTTGACAACCGATGTACCAAATGGCTTGAAACACTTTGTTCGTATTCCATTGCAAAATAGCATGGACGGTGACTTTGACACTGGTAACGTACGTTACAAATCCCGTGAGCGTTATAGCTTCGGCGTTTCTGATCCATTAGGTGTATATGGTTCTTACTAAGTAGTGCAGAGGGGGCATAAAAAACCCCCTCTTTTTGTTTTATTTGTTGTATGATTTAGATACTGGGTGATTAACTATTCCACCACTGCCCCAGCAGACAATGCAATGATCGGGATAGTAACTTTTGCATAAGGAGTCCATTATGGGACGTAGTACATTTGAAGGCCCAATTTTATCTGGTGATAATCGTTTTGGTCCAGTTCGTGACGTTGGTTACGCAGACTTAATTCAATCAGCTTTTTTAGATTTTTCAGTAACAACAGCTAATACTGCTAACTATGGCGGTGGTTCTGGCGTGTTTGCTGCTTCAAACAATATTCCTAATAGCGCTGCAACTATTTATAAACCTCAGAGTGGTGCTTATAGCACTAACGGACCTACAGCTGCTACAGCTCCAACAGCTGATGCAACAACCTTGGTATATCGTGGCGTAGTATTTTATATTCCTTACGGTTCTAACATTACTGACGTTATCATTGATATCGGTACAATTCCAAAAGATACAGCTGGTACTCCTTTGGCAGTAACAGCTATTCAGCCATACGTTTCTAACAACTTTGCAACTTCTACTGGTGTTTATGGCACATTTGCTAACATCTCTAGTCCAGCTACACAGCGTTACACAGCTACTTATGTTGGTACTCAATTGCCTAACGTAAGCTCTACATTGCAAGATTTCCAAAACTTACAACCTGGTACACAACCTACATGGTTCTCACAAGTGGTTGTAACTTTGGCAATGACTACATCGACTGCTGGCTTATCTTCTGGTCAAATTGAAGTGTCACTTCGTTATAACCAACTTGATCTGAACATTGGTAACAGTACAACTTATCCATATGGTAACTTTGATTAATGATGTGATAGGGGGTTCACAGCCCCCTTTTTTAAATAATCTAAGGAGCTAAAATGGGTTTAAATTTATTTAATTTTTTCTCGCCTAATAACCAAACGGCTACTATGGGGACACAAACCCCTAGCATGGCTTGGCAAGGTATTGATGGCGCAGCAGAATTTATTGCTCCTCAACGTTTGCGTGACGTTGTTGGTAAGCTAAAAGTATCACAATCACAAAACATTTATGATGCCGACTTCGAGTATGGCGTTCAACCTTTGCGTTGGGAACAGTTTATTCAAAACATCTCTGGACAAGCTTATATTGTTCAAAACCCAGGTCTAGGTGGTGTTTCGATGAACATTGGTGGTGGTAACACCCCAGGCGATATTACTATTCGTCAATCACGCCCATACCATAGATATCAGCCAGGTAAAACTTTTTACATGGCGTCTAACGTTAACTTTGGTTCATCTGTTACTGGTCAGACTCAACGTGTTGGTATTTTTGATGATTCCAATGGTATTTTCTTTATGCAAACTGGAGTTCCAGGACCATTAAACCCTGGCGCTATGAACGTAGTTATTCGTTCTGATTCTGGTACTAACGGTGTATTTGACCAAGTTATTCCTTGTGATCAATGGAACGGTAGCAAGAATTTAATTTATTCAATCGACTGGACTAAAGTTCAGATGATTTGGATGGAATATGCTTGGTATGGCGCTGGTGCGTTACGCTGGGGTATTGTTATTAATGGTGAACCTTGGGTTCTCCACCAAGTTGGTACTGGTAACGGTGTAGTAAACGGTGTACCACAAGTTAAACCTTGGAGTCGTACTGGTAACTTACCTGTTCGCTATGAGCAACGTGATAATGGAAGTAACGCACAATCTTTAATGACTCACTATGGTGTTTCAGTATTGATTGAAGGCGGTATTGATAAACAACGTGGATTTACCTATTCATATGGTAATGATGCTAAAACTCAAAATCGTGTAATTCCAGCATCCGCAGTTCGTTATCCAGCAATGTCTTTCCGTATGCGTTCTGTTGGTACAGATATTTTTGACCAAACTAATGCTGCTGCAACGGGTGGCTCTCCTACTACATTAAGTATTAGTGCGTCTACTCCAGCTATTAGCTCTGTTGTTGGTCAGCCAAACGGTGGTCAAGCTTTGGTTACTTTTGCTTCTGCTCACGGTTATGCAGTAACTAACCCAGCGCAAGCCAATAACCCAGCTCAATACGTCACTTTAAGTTCATTTACTGAAACAGCTACTGTAGCTTCTGGTAACTACGCTTTTGCAAGTACTACTTTAACTGTAACTACAGCGGTTGCTACTGGTGCATTACAACCAGGTCAAGTATTATCTGGTACAGGTATTTCTGGTACTCCTACTATTGTTGGTCAGTTAACAGCTACTAGTGCAGCAGTTGGCTCACAGGCATTTTCAAGCGGCGGTGCAGTAGGTTCTAGCGTAGTAGTTCTTGCGGCTGGTACTTCATTTGCAATTGGTCAGTTATTTGCTGGTACAGGTGTTCCAACTGGTACATTTATTACTGCTGTTAATGGCGCAACTATTACTGTTAATAAAGCATTTACTGTTCAAGCAGCTGGTACATATACTTCCTATGCTCCTGGAGGTCTTGGTACTTATCAGGTAAGCGTAAGCGGATTAAGTGCTACTGGAACATTAACAGCAACTACTACTTATGCAGCTCAAACTTGGTTGATTCAGTCTGTTCTTACAACGACTACTATGATTCTTCCAATTCAGTTGGTAAATGGCGCAACATTGACTTCTACCCCAACAGCAACATACTGGGGTGCAAACCAATGGGTAGGTAAGTTTGTTTATTACCAAGCTAGCTTGCCAGCTATTAGTGGTATCGCTGCAGCTACAAGTTCTACGATTGCAGGTTTGACTCAATATTCAGCGGTAATTACCTTTGCTTCAGCCCACGGCTTAAAACAAGGTGACGTTATTACTATTTCTGGCTCAACACCTACAACGTATAACGGTATTTGGTCTGTAAATATTCCAGCTACAAACCCAACAACTACGATTTCTATTACGTTTGGTACAACAACTCCAGGTTCTTATACATCTGGCGCAACTGCTACTAGCCCGTATACAGGTCGTATTACATCTAATACAACTAGCACAATTACTTTTGGTGATATTGTGACTGGGTTGCCATTAGCTAATCCCCCTGTATCTGGGAATACTTATCAGATTGGTTTGATTGACCGTGGTCAATTATTGCCCGCAACGTTGTTGTTGAACTCATCTGCTACATGTTTGGTTGAATTGATCTCTAGTACACCTACTAACCAACTTTCATTGCAAAATGCTAACTTTGTTCCATTAAACACTTTGGGTTCTTATAACTCATTTGCGGAGCAAGACCTTAGCGCAATTCAATGTTCTGGTGGTGAGGTAGTGTATGCGTTCTCTACTCCTCCTAACGGCTTGCAACAGCTTGATTTGAGTAACTTTTTCCCTGTATTGACCAACATTAAAGGTAACGTGGCTGACATTTTGACAGTTGCTGTAACTTCTTCTGCTGGTGCTACAGTACAGGTTAACGTAGTTGCACAGGAAGCGATGGCATAACATGGCTACCAAAAAGAAAGGCCCCTCTCTTGCGGTTGGAAGAGGCGAGAAACTTCCAGTTTCTCAAGGGGCTGGACTTACTGCCAAAGGTCGTGCAAAGTATAATAAAGCTACGGGGTCTAATTTAAAGCCTCCTCAACCAGAAGGTGGCGCTCGTAAGAAGTCATTCTGTGCCCGTATGTCTGGTATGCCAGGACCAATGAAAGATGAAAAAGGGCGCCCTACTCGTAAGGCAGCTAGTTTAAAGCGGTGGAATTGCAAATGACCGAAATGGACCCAATAGAGACAGCTAGAGAATTAGCTACCCACGCAAGCAATATCCAACACTTACAGGTAGATATGGATAAAATGGTAAAAGAGATGGAAGAAATCAAAATTGCCATTCAAGCTATTAATAAAACTTTATCTGAAGCTAAAGGTGGTTGGAAAACATTGATGGCTGTTGGCGGCGCAGTTAGCGTATTAACAGGTGTTATTGGGTTAGTTATTGGGTATTGGAGTCATAAATAATGCCAAGTAAATCAAAAAAGCAGCATAATTTGATGGAGATGGTAGCTCATAACCCTAAGATGGCTAAAAAAGTTGGTATCCCTCAGTCAGTGGGTAAAGAGTTTGTAACTGCCGATAAAGGCAAAAAATTTAAGAAAGGTGGTACAGCATGGAAACCAAAAAAATAGCAATGAAAGAAACAATGGGTAGTCAGACTATGGGCAAAGTTAAAACTGGCGCTCCTAGCATTGATGGTATTGCAGA